TATATCCACGAAATTAAACCATCAATTATTGTATCATATAACGGATTTGCGTTTGACTGGCATTGGATATTTGAAAGGGCGAAAGCTTTGGGATTGGATATGAAAAGAATCTGTAAATCACTTAACCCTGAAAAATCAATTACACAATCAAAAGGTTTGTTGAAACTTGCAAACGAAATTGAAGATTATACTCAAACATCAATTTGGGGTTATAATGTTATTGACGCATTACACTCGGTAAGACGTGCACAAGCAATTAACTCAAATATCAAATCAGCGGGTTTGAAATACATTGTTCAATATTTGGAAGCTGAAGATGCTGACCGCATCTACATTGACCATACCGATATTGGTTCCATGTATGCCAAAAAGGAAGATTATTGGTTAAATATACAAAATGGTAAATACAAAAAATGTGGTATTGACCCAAAGGTGGATGAAGTATGCGGAAGAAGAGATGACACTTATATTAAAACAACTGGTGATAACATTGTTGAAAGATACCTTGATGATGACTTAATTGAGACATTAAGGGTTGACGAAGAATTTAATCAGGGTTCATTCCTGTTGGCCTCTTTGGTTCCAACAACTTATCAGAGAATTGCAACAATGGGAACCGCAACACTTTGGGAAATCCAAATGAGAGCGTGGTCATATAAACATGGACTTGCAATTCCTGCTAAACAACAGAAACAAGACTTTGTTGGTGGATTGTCACGTTTGGTTAAAGTTGGATATTCAACCGATGTATTGAAACTTGACTTTAGTTCACTATATCCATCAATTCAGTTGGTTCATGATGTATTCCCTGATTGTGATATAACAGGAGTAATGAAAGGTATGTTAACATATTTTAGAAATGCTCGTATTATGTATAAACAATTGGCGGAGGAGTTTGAAAAGAGTGACCCTGTAAAATCTAAATCTTATGACCGTAAACAATTACCAATTAAGATTTTTATTAACTCAATGTTTGGAGCGTTATCCGCACCTCAAGTATTTCACTGGGGTGATATGAATCAGGGTGAAAGGATTACTTGTACAGGTAGACAATATCTACGTCAGATGATTAAGTTCTTTATGAATCGTGGATATGACCCATTGGTAATGGATACGGACGGTGTGAACTTTTCATCACCTGTGGATGTTGAATCTCGTAAATACATTGGTAAAGGTTTGAATTGGAAAGTTAAAGAAGGTAAAGAGTATTCAGGTGCCGCTGCTGACATTGCGGAATATAATGACTTGTTCATGAAAGGTGAAATGGCATTAGATAATGATGGTGTTTGGCCATCTTGTATTAACTTGGCACGTAAGAACTACGCCTTGATGACAGACAAAGGTAAAATTAAATTGGTTGGTAACACAATCAAATCAAAGAAATTACCATTATATATTGAGGCGTTTTTGGACAAAGGAATTAAAATGTTATTGATGGGTGAAGGTCAACAATTTGTTGAGTGGTATTATGAATACTTAGAAAAAATCTTTAACAAACAAATTCCATTAAAACAAATTGCTTCTCGTGCTAAAGTTAAAATTTCTGTTGAGGATTATAAAATAAGATGTGGTCAAAAAACCAAATCAGGAAGTATGATGTCAAGACAAGCACATATGGAACTTATTATTCATGATGGTATTGCGGCTAACTTGGGTGATGTAATTTTTTATGTTAACAACGGTACAAAAGCATCACATGGTGATGTTGTTAAAAAGGCGGACTCATTAGTAATCAACGCATACAGATTAGACAATGAAGAACTTGAAAAAAATCCTGATATGTTGGGTGAGTATAATATAGCGAGAGCCATTACAACATTTAACAAACGTATAGAACCTTTGATGGTTGTGTTTAAAGATGATGTTAGAGATTCTTTAATTATTGATAACCCAAGTAAAAGGGAATTCTATACAAAAGAACAATGTCAACTAATTAATGGTCATCCTTTTGAAGATACCGACCAAGATAAATTGGTAGATGTTTTAACGGTTTCTGAACAAGAAGTGAAATTTTGGGATAGGGTTGGTATTAATCCCGACTATATCTATGATTTGGCTGAAGATGGTTGGGAACAAGAATTAGTCCAATTTGAGACCGTCTGAGGATAAGATGTACCAGTTTCCACCTATAAAGTGAAACTCAACACAAGCACCTTTTCCAATTTCAACTTCATCATATTGTTCGTCAATTTTGCTCTTATCAGGTCTAATTGTGACTTTGGTAAGAGCTTTGATGACAATATGGTCGGTTGTTTTACTATCTAATAATAAATCACAATGGTCAACAGTTTTGATTACAATTGCGTATTCACCTGTTGTAGTATAATTTGTTTCTGAAATTAAAGCAACTTCTGATGTTTTTACTTCAATACCGTTAATTATTTTTTTACTTGGTACACTTCTTAATATTGGCATAAAATTAAATTACGTTATACGGACTTGGAAACGCTCTAAACTTCAACTGTTTGTTTAAGTTTTCGGCAATTAAAGCTTCTTTTTCCATTTGTTTAACAGGACTTAATCTTTCAAGACGTAATTTCAATTCTTCTTCAAGTTTTGCTCTTTCATCTTTGGCTTCACCTAACAATGATGTATAATCTAATGTTAGTTCAGAGTCAGGGGTTTTAAGATTTCCACTGTATTTACCCCAAATACGTCCTAATGTTTCTTTACAATAAGCAGTAAACCATCTTCTAACCCATTGTTGTGCAGGTGTATTTAGGTCCTGCCAATTTAGTGGTTCTAATGGTATATCTGATGGTAATTTAACAATATCAGGATTTTTTGCCAAACAATCATCACGGTCACCATTAGTATCATAATACCAATACCAACATCTGTATTCGTTAAATCCTATGTTTGAAAAGTCAAATTTACCACCTGGTACGTTATATAGATGTAATGCTTTTTTACCTTCAGGAAGTGCAGTAATTCTATATGTTAAATCACCAACAATTAATCTTTGTTTAAGATTTCTGTCCGCCATCCTTAACACAACGTCAAACGCTGGCATCATAAAATAACTTCCACTAGCGCCAAATTGTGCATAACCACCAGGTCCACCTAATCCTGTTCCACCAAATCCTCCAAATCCACCCATAAATGGGTCAAACAATGAATTATTTAATTCGGCTCTCATGAACCATAAAAGCTCATTAATTTCACGACCTGCCGGAATTTCATAGATTTGTTGGTTTCTAACCAAATCAACATAATCCTTTTTAAGTACCCAATCACCACCCGCTTGTAATCCAACAATCTTTGAATATGCGTAAGTGTATTGTGTTTCCCAATCTAAACTTCTTTTAGTTAAAGCTCTACTTAAAGACTGTTCATCAAGATTCATTCCATACAATGAAGTCCACTGTGATTCAATTAACCAATCTAAAATATATTGTTCGTAATCCCCAATAGAAAGTTCTAATAATGAGTCCATTTGCTCATCTTCTAACTCAACACCTCTAACAGGTGCACCAAGAAGTGCTTTAATTCTTCTATAGAGTTTACTTCTTTCCGGTTCTACAATAATTGCCATCTTGTCTATAAATATCAAATATTTCCAAATATGTTTGATTTTGGAAATACATAGTTACCATCAATAATTTTTGTATTTTCATTTTTGAAGACAACTGTTTTGTTTTTATTGTTAAAAACTAAATAATCGGTTTTATATTGTTTTGGTGCACTTGCACCAAATACCATAACACTATCTTCACTAAAATCTTTTACACCACTAAATGGTTTAATTTGTGCTGTTAATCTTTTACCATCTTTGTTGATGATTGCATCAACACCTGAAATCATATCTTCTTCAGAACCCAATCCACCAATCTTATGAACATCATCGGTTCCAAATATTTTTCTTAATGCAATGATTGTAATATCTTCCCTTTCTTCACCTTTGGCATCTGTCTGTACTAATTTCTGTACAATGTTTTGAAAAGTTTTGGATGTTGACAAGTTAAAGATTCGGTCTCTTAAATCGTAAAGATATTTTGTAAATCTTTCAACTTCTTTTATTTGTGCGAATTTATCTTTGTCATTAAACGATATTGGTTTTATATTATTTTTAATCAAATAAGCATTTAAATCATTCATTAAAATACAAAATGAACTGTAATTTGTGTTTAATTTGTTAATAACAGAACGACCAGGTTTTCCGTAATTATAAATTCCTGACATTGCACCTGGTTCATATTGGTCTTTTTCAAACCAATATTCTGAAAATTTTTCTTTCATGATTGAATTAATTGTGTTCATGAATTTATATTTCACTTGTGGGTTCATTGCAAACATCTTGTTAATTTCTTTAACCTCAGTTGTTGAACAACCAATGCTTTCCCTCGTTTCAATTAGTAGTTCACCCGCTAACTTTTCTTCGTTAAGTTTCTTTTCGTTTTTTGAAGTAAGAAGTGTGTTTACAAAGTCCCAATTAATTACTGAGAAAAATTTTCCAATATATTCTTCTTTTTTATTTTGGTATCTTAAATAATAAGCGTGTTCCCACAAATCAAGACCCAATATTGGATAACCACCATCTTTAACGGTATTCATTAATGGATTGTCTTGGTTTGATGTTGTAACAATTTTTAATTTGCCTTGACCATTAATAACCAACCAACACCATCCTGAACCAAAATTCTTTTGAGCTTTTTCGGTGAATTGTTTTTTAAATTCTTCGTAAGAACCAAAATCCTTTTTAATTTTTTCTTCAATTGGGCCGTTAATTGTTTGTTTCTTTGGTGACAACATTTTCCAAAACAATGCGTGGTTAAATGCGCCACCCGCATTATTTTTAACTGTTTTGTTATATCTTGAAATACCTTTTACAATTTCTTCAAGTTCAGCATCGGCACCTTTAAGATTCGCAAGTGCAGCATTTAATTTTTCAACATACCCTTTATAATGTTTGTTATAATGAACATTCATTGTTTTTGGGTCAATAAATCTACCAAGTGATGAATATGAATATGGTAATCTTTCAATACCAATTTTTTTCATTTCATTAATAATCTCTTTTTGTTCGTTTTGTATTGATTCTTGTAGGTCTTTGTTGGTAGTTAATTTGTCTTCTAATTCTTCAATTTCGGCTTTTAATTTTTTAAATTTCATAATCTATCATTATCTAATAAATAAATAGATTCTTAAAAAACTTAACGTCTGTCAAAAATTTGATTCATAATTTCTTGAACAATCTCCGCCCTACCCACATTATCACCCATTACGGTCTCAAAAATATTTTTCTTTTTATTAAGAATGTCATAAATAACACCCTCAATTGTGTTTTCAAATATTGGATAATATACTGATACATTTGACTTTTGTCCGTATCTATAACTTCGGTCTTCAGCTTGTGCGTGGTCTGACGGAACAAATGATAAATCATTCATAACAACCGCCTCGGCAGATGTCAATGTTATTCCAACACCCGCAGCTTTTAAGTTACCAACAAAAACTTTTATTTTGTCATTGTTTTGAAATTCGTCCACAGCGTTTTGTCTTTTTGCTGGTGAACATGAACCATCAAGGTAAACCGCTTTTTTACCAAAATGTTCATAAATCTTATTTAGTGAATCCGTAAAGTTTGTAAAAACTATTACTTTTTTATCTTGTTCTAAAATATTTTCAACCAATTCAATTGTTGAACGTATTTTTTCATTTGCAATTATTTGTCTTACCTTTGTTAGTTTGGTAAATTGTACAGTTAATGATGAACTTTCATCAGGGTTTTTTTCATACCACTCAAAATACTCACCCATTAATTCCTCATATTCTTTTGATTTTAATCTTAAGTAAACGGGTGTTATAATTTTATCAGGTAAATCTAATACATCTGTTTTTAATCGTCTTAATACTTGTCTTGATGTTCGGTCCCTTAATTCTTCCAAATTTGATGCCCCCATCACATTCCAAACTTTTCTATTTCCAACTTTGAATTGGTACCCCTCACAATATCTGATAACATATGCCATCCAATTTGCTGCAACGGGTGATTCAATAAGTTCCAACAAATTATAATAATTCATTGGTCGTGATGTCATTGGTGTACCTGTTAACAACCACAATCTATCAACCCCCTTCACAAAGTCATTAATTAATTTTGTTCTTTGAGCGGTTTTATTTTGAATATAGTGTGCTTCATCAATAATGACCAAATCAAAATTACTTTTTAAAACACGAGAGTTGTCCCTGTCTTTTGGGTCGTGAAAGTTTTTTAAAATGTCATAGTTAACAATTACAAAATCCGCATCCTCATATCTTTTACTTCCACAGATATATGTTGAGCGGTTAGTGTAGTTTTCAATTTCCCTTTGCCAGTTAATCTTTAATGATGCTGGACAGATAATTAATATTTTCTTAGCTTCAGTTTCCAAAGCCGCCACAATAGTTGAAGTTGTCTTACCCAAACCCATGTCGTCAGCCAAAATAAATCTTTTGGTTTTCACAAGTTTTTCCACAGCTTCAATTTGGTGTGAAAGGAGTGGTCTATGTGAATATTTTGAATAGTCAATCTCTTTGTAGTATTGTTCGGGGTTTTTGATAATTGCCGCTTTCGGTAACCAAAAATCCGTCATTGGTTCACTCTCAAAAAAACGACCCCAAATATGATATGACTTATCTTTCTCAACTAATAATTTTTCAACCCAAACTTGTTTTGGTGGTGTTGTATATAATTTTTCGTTTGATATTTTTTCAGAGAAATAATCATCTAACTCAACCCATTTCTTGGCGACTTTTGGTGTTGTTTGTGAATAATTTAAAATGTATTCACACTGACTTCTTGTTGGAATACCTCGTTTATTGGGATTGAAAATCCCCTTTAATTTTAGGATATAGTTATTTGCACCTTCGTATTCATGTAATACATTAAGGGCTTTTTGTTCCAATAATCCTGAATTTTCAATTACGGGGTTTTCCAAATCAAAATAGTTTTAATAAAGAAATATAATCAATTTTCTTGTATTTATCAATAATGGCAAATAAAGTACCAATTACACGAATATCCAAATTCTTTGGCGAACAGGATTTTAACCTAAATATATCAATGGGTGAGGAATGGTTGTACGGTGATATGAACTTTACATTAGTTTTATATCGTGTTGATAAAAGTAAAACAAATCAAGATGATGTTTACGGTGAAGCTTTAACAGATTCAGTTTCTTACTTGGCACCTATTGAAATTAAAGCTTTTGTTAAAATTGAGGCACCAAGTCAGGCATCCTTCGGTAATTCAAAATTAAGTCAAACCGAACCAGGTAATTTAATTATGAGTGTATATCTTCACTATTTGGAAGAGGAAGCGATTACAATTTCATATGGTGATTATATTGGATATCCTGAAACTGAAAGTAGAATGAGATATTATTCAGTTGCCGATGATGGGAGGATTATTTCAGATAATAAACATACTTATGGCGGATACAAACCATTTTATAGAACATTTGTTTGTACACCTGTAAGTGAAGACGAATTTAGAGGAATATAATGGCATTACCAAAAAAACTTCTTAAATCAATTTCTTTAATACCAAAGAAAATTCTTCAACCAAGAAGGGAAGAATTATTGGAACAAATTCAAAAAGATGGAACGTATCTTCCAAAAGGAATTTACCATGCCGATTTGGATAGGGGGATGTTGGATTTTGTTAAGAATGATTTGGGAATTAGTGTTAATGGGAAAGTTGTTAATACTGTTGATGTTATTATTACAACACAAAACTGGTCACAATTTACACAAACTTGGAATTTCCAAGATTTAGATTCAAATATTAAACCACCATTTGTTGCAACGGTTAGAAAACCTGAAACGCCATATGGAACAAATCAAGGAGCTACAAACTATAGAATACCTGGTAGACCATTATTTCAATATGCGTTAGTACCAAATTTTGATGGAACAAGAAACGGAATGGATGTTTATAAAATACCACAACCAATTCCTGTTGATATTACATATGAAATAAAAATCTTCACAAATAGAATGCGAGAATTAAACGCATTTAATCAAAAAGTCCTTGATAAATTTTCGTCAAGACAAGCATATGTTTTAATTAAAGGTAGATACATTCCAATTATTATGGAAAGTATTTCAGATGAATCCGTTGTTGAATTACAAAAAAGAAGATACTTTATTCAGAACTACACATTTAAAATGTTAGGTGTTTTATTGGATGAAGAACAATTTGAGGTTGCACCTGCCGTATCAAGAGTGTTAACTATGGTTGATGTTAGTACTAAAACAAGAGCAAGAAAGGCGGACGCATTAAAACCAAACCCAGATATAATACCAACCAATTACCAATTTCTTGGTTCTAACACTATATTAAGTCAAACTTCATTACCAACAAATTATGACTTTTATTTTGTTAATTCAAATAATGTTGAACACTATAGTGCCTTTACACTTTCACAAGGTACCGAATTATTCATAGGACAAGATTTATCATATTTCCCTATGGACACAGATGTCGGTTTAAAAATTGTTATTGAAAAACAAAGTGGTAAATCAAACGATGATTCAAGTATCTTGTTTGATATTAAATTAGTCTAACGGGTCACCGTAAATGTCGGTCTTAACACGACATTTTTCTTTAATAAGATTTTCTAAAAATCCATAAATCTTAAGTCCATTTTGTTCACAATACTTTTTAAGAATTGTGTGTGATTCTTCAGATATCTTGATATTCTTTATTTTTTTAGGGGTTTTTTTCATAAGGCAGAAAAAAGGAAGAATTTATTCATACTGATTTATAAATAGTATCTGTATACTAAGATTTTTACAAAAATCAATAATATTTATGTATTAAATAAAACAACTTATAAAAAAAAACAAATAATGGCAACATCAAATAAAGTTTTCGTTTCACCTGGAGTATACACTTCAGAACGTGACTTATCATTTGTAGCACAAAGCGTAGGTGTTACAACGTTAGGTATTGTAGGAGAAACTTTGAAAGGTCCGGCTTTTGAGCCAATCTTCGTATCAAGTTTCGATGAATTTTCAGCAATTTTTGGGGGTACATCACCTGAAAAGTTTGTAGATACACAAATACCAAAATACGAAGCGGCGTATATCGCCAAATCATACTTATCACAATCTAACCAATTATTCGTATCAAGAATTCTTGGTTTGTCGGGTTATGATGCGGGACCATCTTGGTCTATTAGTACAATTGCAAACGTAAGTGGTAGTTCGGTTTCACAGAGTGGTATTGAGTCATCAGTTACCGTAACTTTCACAGGAACTACTGGTGGAACATCAACTGTTTCGTTTGGTTCTCTTACTTCAACAATTTTTAACCCTGATTTATATAGTCAATTTACATTATCAGATGGTACAACATCTACAATTATTGATAAGTTGAAATCATTTGTTAGTGGTGTCATTGGGTCAAACGCATCTGCGGCATCAACAAGTGCAACAACAGCTTACGTATTTGGTACAATGCCTGATAATCATTATAACCTACTTACAGGTGCTGGATATACAGTATTAACAAACGTATATGGGGTTCCAAATTTAAAGAGTGGTTTAACTGACTACTCAAGTAGAGATAATGATTCTTGGTACTACGCACAATTTGACCCTACTGCTGGTAACGGATATTCAGGTTATTCATTTGAATCAAGAATTAATACAATGACAGGTTCAACTGGCTCATTCTCAGGTTCAGTTCAGTTTTCAGCATTTACACAAATAGGTACAGCATTTACAAATTATAATGATGTTGTTGTTGCAACTTTACGTTCAAGAGGTGAATCAACATATTCAACAGGAACTAACCCAATTTATCAAGTTACAGGTACTACTAATGTTAAATTAGATTTTGGTGGAACTTATAGTGGAGCATCAATGAGTCCTTACTCACCATTTGGTGTTTCAGGGGTTACTAACGATGGAAGTACTTTTGAATTTAAAGTATCTTTGGATTCAACAGACAGCAATTATATTTCAAAAGTATTCGGTTTGTCTAACTTTGGTAAACCAGCAAATGAAGTACCTTTGTTTGTTGAAGAACAATTTAATAATTTCTTAAATTACTCATACAAAAAAGGATATATTAGAGGTATCAATTCTACAATAACAGCATTACCATCTGCACAAGATGATAATGGTTCTTTACAATCTATTGGTTGTTACTTAGAACAGTATCAAACTCCTGAAACACCTTTTGTTGTTTCTGAATTAAGAGGTAATAATGTTTACAAATTATTTAAATTTATTTTAATTTCTGACGGTAACGACGCTAACCAAGAAGTTAA